CAGGTTTTTCTTTCATGAGTTCAGCTGAAACCGTTAATTTAGCTACATTAGCAAGTGATAGTAGATTTGGAGTCTTATCCAAAAGTGGTGGAGATGCTAAGAAGATGTTTACGGATAAAATAGTACCCATAAGTATTAATTACCCATTCTTCTTTAAACCCATTCAAGATGGTATGGATAGACCCAAAAGTGAACTAGCTTACCGTATTCCGGCTAAGAAATTCACTAGAAGGAAGATGAAGGAAACCGAAGAGGCTGACGACATGGAAGGCCTTGACACTACTATTGACTGGAAGAATACAGGAGACAATAGCTACGATGGTGAAAAGCTCTCCTTATTGGTCCACGATGAAAGTGGTAAATGGGAGAGACCTGATAATATCCTCAACAACTGGCGAGTTACAAAGACTTGCTTAAGACTTGGTGGTAGAATTATCGGTAAGTGTATGATGGGCTCTACAAGTAACGCTCTAGACAAGGGTGGTTTAAACTTCAAGAAGTTATACGGGGATTCACAGGTAAATAAAAGAAACAAGAATGGACAGACAAAATCTGGTTTATATTCTCTGTTTGTGCCAATGGAATGGAACTATGAAGGATTTATTGATGAGTTCGGAGTTCCAGTCTTTGACAATCCAAGCAATGATGTCCACGGACCAACTGGTGAATTAATAGACACTGGCGTTGTAGATTATTGGGAGAATGAAGTTGAAGGACTTAGAGAGGATCAAGATGGTCTAAATGAATTTTACAGACAATTCCCTAGGACAGAAGAGCACGCATTTAGAGATGAAACAAAGAATAGCTTATTCAATCTAGTTAAGATTTATGAGCAGATAGATTATAACGAAGGTAACAAGAGTTCCTCAGTATTAACCGCTGGAAACTTCCAATGGGAGAATGGGGTTAAAGATACTAAGGTTACTTTCAACCCTGATCCAAAGGGTAGGTTTAAAGTTAGCTGGGTTCCTGGGCAGAAGATGCAGAATAACGTTATAATAAAGAACGGTGTTAAGTGGCCAGGTAATGAACACATGGGTGCCTTCGGTTGTGATAGCTATGATATTAGTGGGACCGTTGACGAGAAAGGTTCTAAAGGAGCTTTACATGGGTTAACTAAGTTCAGTATGGAGGATGCACCAGCGAATACATTCTTCTTGGAGTATATTGCTAGACCTCAGACTGCTGAGATCTTCTTTGAGGACGTTCTAATGGCACTTGTATTCTACGGGATGCCAATACTCGCTGAGAACAATAAACCCCGCCTATTGTACTATTTACGTAGGAGAGGTTATAGAGGTTTTAGTATGAACAGACCGGACAAGATATGGAACAAGCTTTCCGTAACTGAAAAGGAAGTGGGTGGGATGCCTAATTCCAGTGAAGATATTAAGCAAGCTCACGCAGCTGCTATTGAAATGTACATCAACGACCATGTTGGTCACTTAGAAGATGGTACCTACGGTAGTGTTTACTTTGCTGACACGCTTAGTGATTGGAGTAGGTTTGATATAAATAAGAGAACAAAGTACGATGCAGCAATTAGCTCGGGTTTAGCTATAATGGCTTGCAATAGACACCTATATAGACCAAACCCAGAAGCAAAGAAACAAGCATTAAATTTAACTGTTTCTAGATATAGTAACACTGGATTTAATTCAAGAATAATTAAAAGTTAGATATGGCAGAGTCTGTTGTAAGAAATTTCCCCTCACAAGCTGTAGGGGATTTAGAGAAAGCGAGTCACGGGTATGGTATTAGAGTAGCTAAAGCTATAGAGCACGAGTGGTTCTCTGGTTCTACCTCTAAGTTCGATAACATGACTAACAACTTCCACAAATTAAGGTTGTATGCTAGGGGTGAACAACCAGTGCAGAAGTATAAGAATGAGTTGTCAATTAATGGTGACTTGTCCTACTTGAACTTAGACTGGAAACCCGTACCTATTATATCAAAATTCGTAGACATAGTAGTCAACGGAATGGCTCAGAGAGCTTATGATGTTAAAGCATTCTCTCAAGATTCTTACGGAGTAAGCAAGAGAACTAAATACATGGAATCCATAATTAGGGATATGAAATCTAAAGAGTTCAGCGATGCTGCACAATCTAGCTTGAATATGAACTTGTATGAGAACAATAAAGAAGATCTACCAGACACCGAAGAGGAATTGGCTCTGCACATGCAACTTGATTACAAGCAAGCGATTGAGCTAGCTGAAGAGCAGGCTATAAACGTGTTGATGGAGGGTTGTAAGTTTGATTTAACTAGGAGGCGTTCTATATATGACTTAGTCACTATAGGGATAGGTGCTACTAAAACCACTTTCGATTATAGTGAAGGAGCAAAAGCTCAGTACGTTGACCCAGCTAATTTAATATACTCATACACTGAGTCACCTTATTTTGATGATATATACTATATCGGTGAAGTGAAAGAAATTCCAGTCAACGAACTGGTTAAGGAGTTCCCAAACCTCGGAGAGGAACAAATTAAAGATATAGTAGAAAACTCCGGGACTGGGCACAACGGTAGGTCTAGTTCGGATAAAAACAAAGTATCTATATTATACTTCAATTATAAGACACATGCTAACGATGTTTACAAGTTAAAGGAAACAGGGACAGGCTCTCAGAAGACTATAATTAAAGATGACACCTTTAACCCGCCAGTAGATCTGGAAGGGAATTTCAGTAAGCTAGAGAGGGTAACAGAATGCTTATATGAAGGGGTTTTAGTTTTAGGTACAAATAAGCTACTCAAATGGGAGATGGCTAAAAATATGATGCGTACCAAGTCTAACTTTACTAAGGTTAAAATGAATTACAGTATCGTTGCACCTAGGATGTACAACGGTAAGATCGAATCTATGGTCAGTAGAATTACAGGCTTCGCTGACATGATCCAGCTTACGCACTTAAAACTGCAGCAAGTAATGTCTAGGATGGTGCCGGATGGGGTTTATTTAGATGCTGATGGTTTAGCTGAGATAGATTTAGGTAATGGAACTAATTACTCACCTCAGGAAGCTTTAAACATGTTCTTCCAAACTGGTTCAGTTATAGGTAGATCATTCACTTCAGAGGGAGATCCTAACCCAGGTAAAATACCAATCCAGCAAATCCAAAACGGTGGTGGTGGTAATAAGATTCAGAGTCTTATAACTACATACAATTACTACCTTCAGATGATACGTGATGTAACTGGTTTAAATGAAGCAAGAGATGCTTCTACTCCAGATAAGAATTCATTGGTAGGTATTCAAAAACTAGCAGCAGCCAATTCAAACGTAGCAACAAGACACATATTACAGTCTATGCTGTTGTTGACATCAGAGACAGCTGAGGCTTTATCGCTTAGAATATCAGACATCGTAGAGTACTCCCCAACTAGAGAGGCTTTTATCCAATCTATTGGAGCGCATAACGTAGCCACACTTGAGGAGATAAAAGACTTACACTTATATGATTTCGGTATATTTATTGAGCTGTTACCCGATGACGAAGAAAAGCAGATCTTAGAGCAGAACATTCAAATGGCCTTAGGCCAGAAGATGATAGACTTAGATGATGCTATAGATTTGAGAGACGTTAGGAATATAAAGCTAGCCAATCAGTTACTTAAGATCAAGAGAAAGAAGAAAGCCGAGAGAGATCAAAAGGAACAGCAGGAAAATATTAAAGCTCAATCTGATGCTAACATACAAGCCCAACAAGCAGCGGCACAAGCTGAGACTCAGAAGGAGCAAGCTAAAGCTGAGATAGAGAGTAGGTTAGAAGAGACTAAGAATGAATTGAAAATGGCTTACCTTGATAAGGAAGCCGCAGTTAAGAAGGATTTAATGAATCACGAATTCGAGTTAAATATTAGGCTTAATGGTCTAGAGAACGAGACATTAAATAATAGAGAGAGTCAGAGAGAGGATCGTAAAGATGAGAGAGTGGACAGGCAAGCAGCACACCAAGATCGAGCTGCTGATAAAAAGAATTCAGGTGAATCACTTAAAAAGTTTGAGTCATCAGGTAATGATATAATCGGTGGAGGACTAGGATTAGATAAGTTCACTCCAAGATAGTTTTTAATTTTATAGTATTTTATTATGGTAGAAGAAGAACAAGCACCTAACACAGTCGACGATGATGTGACTAAAGTTAAGGTCAGTGCCCAACCAGTCGATGATGGTATTACTAGAGTAGACCTCAGTAAGTCAAACGAGCCGGTTGAGGAATTAGTAGAAGTGGTGGAAGAGGCCGTAGGGGATATTGTCACTGAAATACCTACTATAGAGGAGATAACTGGAGAAGACACCCCAGTGGTAGAAGAAGTTGTTATTAACGAAGTAACCGAAGCACCTATACCAGTAGTTAGCTTACCAGATAATATACAAAAACTGGTTGACTTCATGGAGGATACTGGTGGTGATTTAAGTGACTACGTTAAGTTGAATGCAGATACATCCAAGTTAGACAACTCAGAAGTACTAGACCAATACTACAAGGCTACTAAACCACATCTATCTGCAGACGAACGTAATTTCTTGTTAGAGGACAAGTTTGGGTTTGACGAAGACGTAGATGAAGAGAGATCAATTAAAGGAAAGAAAATCGCTTTAAAAGAGCAAGTTGCTGAAGCGAGAGCCTATATAGACGGGCAAAAGTCTAAATACTATGAAGATATTAAAGCTGGTAGCAAGCTCACTAATGAGCAGCAGGAAGCAATTAATTTCTTCGATCGATACAACAAGGAATCAAAAGAGACTAGTAACCATACTAAGTCCCAGAAAGAGTTCTTTAAACAAAAGACTGAAACTGTCTTCAACGATGACTTCAAAGGTTTTGAATACAACGTAGGGGATAAGAAGTTTAGGTTCAATGTAAAGAACGTTAATGATGTCAAGGAGGAGCAAGGCGATATCGGTAACTTCGTTCAAAAGTTTTTGGATAAAGATAACAAGATGAATGATGCCAAGGGATACCACAAGTCGTTATTTACAGCAAACAATCCAGATGCAATTGCTCAGCATTTCTACGAGCAAGGGAAAGCGGACGCGATTAAAGAAACTGTAGCTAAAGGCAAAAATATTGACGTTAACTCTAGGGGTACACATAGTGATCAACAAATTGGTGGTACTAAGTTCAAGGTGTTAGGTGATAGTTCTGATGACTTCAAGTTTAAGATCAAAAAAAGAAAATAAATTAACTTTAAATTAGAAAATTATGGCTGTTACAGGTGCATATGTTCCAGCTCCGGCTGCGAGCAAACAATTATTGGCTAGTGCTTATCTAGACTTTACAGGTACTACGGATACTACGTGGGCCCAACAATACGTTCCAGACTTAATGGAGAAGGAAGCTGAAGTGTTCGGTAATAGAACAATGTCAGGGTTCTTATCAAAAGTAGGCGCTGAAGAATCAATGGCTGCAGATCAAGTAGTTTGGTCTGAACAAGGTCGTTTACACTTATCTTACGGTGTTACTGTAGGTGGTTCTGGTACTACTATTACTGTAGTGTCTGATGCTGACGGTACATTAGGTACAAATCACGGTATGAGAGCCGGTGATATGGTTATGGTTGCTGATGCGGATTGCACTGTTAAGTGTTACGTTATCTCTGTAACTGCTACCTCGGCTACAGTTAAGCCTTATACTCAAGCAAATCTAAATACTATACCGTCTGGTGGTAGTGGTATTGCTGATGGTACTGGTGCTAAAGCTTTAGTATTTGGTTCTGAATATGTTAAAGGTTCTGTTGGAAGAAACGAAGTAAACCAACCAGGTTTTAAATCTTTCAGCAACAACCCTATCATAGTTAAAGATAAGTACGAAGTATCTGGATCAGATGCATCTGCTATCGGATGGGTTGAAGTTTCTGGTGAAGAAGGTCAAAACGGGTACTTATGGTACTTAAAAGCTTCTGGTGATACTAAAGCTCGTTTTAGCGACTACTTAGAAATGGTTTGTCTTGAAGCTGAAAAAGCTACAGGTACTGCTCCAGTTTCTACACAGGCTGACGCTACTGGTTCTGTTAAAGGAACTGAAGGTTTATTTGCCGCTGTTAGGTCTAGAGGTAATATATCTACGGGTATTGCTGGTACTGAAGCTGCATCTGACTTAGGAGAGTTTGACGACATCCTTAAGGAGTTTGATAGAAATGGTGCTATCGAAGAGAACATGATGTTCTTGAATAGAGATGCAGCATTAGCTGTTGATGATATGTTAGCTGGGATGAACAACCACGGAGCCGCTGGAGGTACTTCTTACGGAGTGTTCGATAACGACTCTGATATGGCTTTAAATTTAGGTTTCTCAGGATTCCGTAGAGGTTCTTATGACTTCTACAAGTCTGACTGGAAATACCTAAATGATGCTTCTACTAGAGGTATGATAAACACTGAAGACGTAGCTAACGGCATTAGGGGTATGTTTGTACCCGCAGGTGTTTCTTCTGTATACGATCAAAACTTAGGGAAGAACTTGAAACGTCCTTTCTTACATGTTCGCTACAGAGCTTCAAATACTGAATCTCGTAAGTACAAGACTTGGGTTACTGGTTCTGTTGGAGCTGTAACATCTGACTTGGATGCGATGGAGATCAACTACTTATCTGAAAGATGTTTAGTTGTTCAAGGTGCTAACAACTTCATGTTGTTACAATAGTGATTAATTAATGGTTGGGGTTTCGGCTCCAACCATTTTTATTTAAACTTTTATATTATATTATATTATGGCAAAAAAGAAAGTAACCACCAAGGAAGAAGTGGTGGAGGAGATTACGATTCCAGTGTTAGAAACTGTGAGTTATAAGAAAATACCTGAGGTTGCTAAAAAACCTACATGGGAGATCAAAGCAAGGAACTATGCTTTAACAAACAATGATAGTCCTCTAAGTAAGTCAATCAGAACTTCTGGTGTATTCTACTTCGACGAAGAAGTGGGCTACGAAAGAGAACTTAGGGTTACTAAAAATCAACGCACACCATTCGTTGATGAATTCAAAGGTACTGTAATGCCTGAAAGCGTTATATTTAGACACGGTATACTACACGTGCCTAAGGAAAAACAGATACTACAAAAGATATTATCAGTCTACCACCCGCACAAAGGCAGGTTGTTCTACGAGGTTGACGAGGTCGAAATCGCTATAACACATTTAGATGCTCTTGAAGTAGAATTAGAAGCTATGAATGTAGCCGCTAATTTAGATATAGATATGGCTGAAGCTGTTATGCGTACAGAGATTGGATCTAAGGTATCAGAGATGAGTTCTAAAGAACTTAAAAGAGATTTGTTATTGTATGCTAAAAGAAACCCGTACCTACTGTTAGAATTAGTGAATGATGATAACATCCACTTGAGGAATGTAGGTATAAAAGCTACAGAGCTTAGTATCATAAAACTATCCTCCGATAATAGAGCTTTTCTATGGGGCTCTAATGACAGGAAGTTAATGACCGTCCCGTTTGATGAACACCCATACTCAGCTCTTGCCTCTTGGTTTAAGACTGACGAAGGTATGGAGGTTTTAAACTCAATCGAGAAACGATTAAACTAATATAGTTAGTTACAACACTGATAGCCACTCTTAACCGGGTGGCTATTTTTGTTTCCGATAGTAACATATCACTATCTTATGTGATTATATTATTGTAAAATAATAGCATAAAGTAAGGAAAAATGGCGATAAGCATAGATACAGTATATCAAAGGGTTTTAGCTCTAGCTAATAAAGAACAGAGAGGTTATATAACACCTCAGGAGTTTAACTTGTTAGCGGGCAAGGCTCAGCTAGACATTTTTAACCAATACTTCCACGATTATAAAACGGCTATACTCAGTCCAGGTAATCAAACGAAATCGAGCGATGATGCTGACTTAATTAGGGAGAAGATCTCGTTACATAGAA